TCAGGCTCTGGTTCAGGCTCTGGTTCAGGCTCTGGTTCAGGCTCTGGTTCAGGCTCAGGTTCAGGCTCAGGCTCAGGTTCTTGAGTACGCGGAGGTGTTAAAGGTTCTACAGGATCAGGTGGCCCTACATATACGTCAGTATTTTCTGGGTTAAAAGGATTAGGTATGTCAACTTTATTACCGGCAGGGCCAATTACAATAACAGTTGCGTCTGTGCTATTAAAACCCTCTGGTGGGTTATCAAAAAAATCATCTGGTATAGGAAAAGGTATTTCTATAACGGTTCCGTTAGGAAGTTCAAAAGTTATAGAATCTGGATACTCAGCTTCTTCTGGAGGTTTGTCTCCTTGTCCTCTACGGACTGTTTCTCCCGAAGACCTATTTGGCCTATTACCATATACTTCTAAAAGAGCTTCCCAAATATCTCTAGTTGCATTATAACTTTCTTCTCGTTGGCTACTTTGAGGTAGACGATCTTCTAATGCCATCTTTATTTCTTCCAGTTAGCAAGGCTTTTAATGCCAAAACTAGCGGCTATAGCGGCCCCTAGGAATGCTTTGTAAAACTCTGGCATTTCAGCTAACACGATAAAACCTTCCTTAACATATGGAACCATGCTTGGAACAAACGCGCCAATCATAGGTATGCTTAATAAAAAAACAAACCACTCGTCCTTGAGTGAGTTGTTAGAGTTCTTGGCTTGTGCTTCATCCCAAGACGCTTCGTTTTCTATTTGAGTTAGTTTTCTTTGATGGACAGCCTGTTTTTCTTCGGCTTTGTTTTTTAGGTGGGTAGTTACTACATTGGCAAGAGGAGATATAATTAAAGATAAAAAGTTCACTTTAAACCTCTTTGAAAGAACGAGGGTAACCGTCCTTGGAAACCCTCGTTTGTTACCAGCTTATACAGCGAGAATAAAACCAGTCTCTGAACGAAGAGGCTCAACACCGTAGAGGCGATCAGCGGTCATTAGAGTGGCAAGATACTCTTGCTTGTAGCTAGTTTGAGTGCGAACACCCTGTTGCTCAACAAGAACCATAGTGTCGCTGTGTGCAAGCATAGCGGCCTTAAGGTCTACAGAACTAGCTGAGTTATCACCTGCGGCAGTATGGACAGGACAGTTGTTTGATACATAGATATCAATACCGTACAAGTTACCAATAAGTCCATTCTGAACAGTTTGGCTCGATACAAAATCAGCAGAGGTATAACGATCAATACCCATGATAGTGTTACGAACTGAGGGTGGAATAACAAAGAAACGGTTATCCATTGGGGTGTCTGCTTCGTCCTGCTTCTGAATCAAAGAACGGAAACCAGCATCAGTAAATACGTCAGTACCACCAACAACTGTGTTTGCTGCGTTAAGAGTCAGACCATTAGTAGCGTCAATGAAGTAAGAGTTACTGTGAATATAATCACTAGCATTTGCAGTACCTTGGTCACCAAAGTTCTTACCAAGAGCATGGAGAGCGTTGTCTACTTGAGTAGCCAAAGCGTAACCAGCGTCAGAAGTGTAGAACTGTCGCAAAGAAGCAAGAGCTTGAGTTTCAGCAATATCGTCAATCAAACGAGAGTACTCGTAGTGTTGATCGATAGCAACGACAACTTCGGTTGAAGTACCGTGCAAGATGTTAACCAAAGCACCTTCTACTTTAGCTCCTGCGGCTCCACGGTCAGGAGAAGGAATGTGAATAGTGTCACCTTTCTTTCCTTGCATGGACATTTTCTTAACGAGATTAGCAAGAACTAGGCTTTTCTCATAGGATGCAACAATCTCATCCGACCAAATTTCGGGGATAAACGATGCTGCTTCAGTTGCGCTAATTGCTTTAGCGGCTGTTCCGAATGCTCCGGAACTTGATGTTACATATGCGGGTTGTGTAGCCATGATAACTTTCCTTTAGTGTAAGAGGTTTTCCTCTTATATAATCATTAGCGAACTCTCTTCTCAGCATAAGCCTTTGTGATTTCGTCAGAAAGAGCTAAGTAGCGTTGAGGATCATCCTTCATAAGTTTAATAATGTCAGCACGACGATAAATCTTTTTAGAAACAGGAGCCGACGATCCTTTGTTTGTCCCTACTGATGCGTTCTTAACGGTCTGCTTACGATCTTGTCTTTCATTAGTAGCTGTTTGTTGCACAGCGTTTTGGCGATCTTTCCACAGGTTAAGAAGTTCATCAGCAGTTTCATAATCGTATAACTTGTCTGCTTGATAAAAAAGTTTTTGTCGTATTTTAGAAGCAACTACCCATTCTTGAAACTTTGAGTCCTTTACTACACTAGCCATGTCAGGATGTAGTTTCTGAAGTTGAGCTTTAGCAGTCTCTTGTTTATATTGACGGTTTACTTTTTCTGCTTCTAAAATTTTAGGGTGGTTGTCAATCTGTTGCTGGATAGCTTTCTCTGGTTCTGAAAAGAAATCTATTTCTTCAGCTTCAACTTGAGTACTCCCTTGATCGAGTTGTGTCTGCCCTTGTATGTAAGTATCTACTACCTTTCGTAACTCACCAACTTCAGAACTTTGACGGCCCAATAGCTTTTCAGCTTCTTGGTGCATTTGAATAATCTCAGAGTTGCTTTTTCCCTGATATTTGTCGGGGATGCTATTTTCTTGAGATTCTACAGATGCTTGCTCTTGTTCTGTGAAAGATTCCTCAGTAATACTTGATGCTTCTTCGGGTGGACGCTCATCTACTAATTGACCCATTATTAACTCCGTCATATGATTGTGGAAAAGGGTATTGTGTTATCAGGACTCTAAGAGTTTGCCTGTTTTCTTTCTTCTTTAATCTTTATTTCTCTGTGTTTGGCCCATTTGTCAGTTGCACTAGGAAAATGACCGGATATAGGATCAAGAGAAAAATTTACTGCACTAATAATTTTAACTGCTTGTTCTTCACATATAGGACAAGTAACAAAAATAACTGAAGAGTCTGTTATTCGCTCATGTATATGTCCTTGTGAGCATTTAAAGTCAAACATTACAGCCATTACATTACCCCAGCTTCTTGGAGATAAGACCTGTAATGTTCTTCTTCCATACTTTTAATCTGATTTTCAAGGTTAAGTAATGTAGAGATAACCGCAAGTTGACCTTTTCTAAAGTTAAGGTCATCAATTCCTTTAGTTGATTCCACAGAGTTAATGTTTTCTGCGTTATCCTTAAAGTCATTGCAGAGATTTTTCCAACCATCCATGTTGAACATTTCTCTAAACGAATCGTAATACTTTTCCAACACTTCTGGAGCATCATTAAAGTTATCTCTCATTATCTGTTTCTCCTAGATTTAGGACAGGCTATAAAGTATACCTTATACTAGCACACTTTTCAACAAAAGTCAAGTTATTTTTTACTTTTTTATTGAAAAAACGTAAGTAAGGTATTTTATTATTTCGTCTGACTCGTAAAGCCAATTATCTGTACTATCATAAAACTTAATGTTTAAACAAGGAACTTGAGAACTCCCTCCTTGGTTTATTAGTTCTTGTTTGTTTTTTAAGTTTTGTTTTATTTCTTTTAGTTCTATGTTTACATTGTTTTCGTTTAAAAACCTACGAACCTTTATACAGAAAGGGCAGTTTTCAAAATGATAAAGAACTAAAGAATCCATTAATACATACTTTTAACTTTTTTAACTTTAGTTTTTCTAGGAGCATCAGTTGGCTTTTTCTTTTTAGCTGGTCGGCCTTTTGTATTTCCGTATGTTCCTTTTCCCATTGGCATAATTACTTCCTCTTTTTGGCTGTTTTGGCGGCTTTTTTGAACTGCTTGGCAGTAGGTGCTCCTTTAGCTCCTGCTTTTCTCATTTTTTCTTTACTACCTGCGGCTATACGTTTGCGTTTAGCGTGTATGTTATCGTAAAGACCTGCCATGTGTTATCTCCTTATTTAGCGTTTCTTTGTGCTTTCTTTGAAAGGTCTTTAAAATGAAATAGTTTTACACTTGTTTTTCCATGTGTTTTACCAGAGTGTAGGCTTCCATCAGGCATTTTGTGAGTATTGCCTGTAAACACTGTTCCGTCTCTTTTGTAGTGCTTTACACCTTTCATATTAAATTACTCTATTTCTTCTGATCTTTTAGTTGAAGCTCTAAACGCTTTGCAAGAGCAGCTATTTGTTCAGCTTGTGTTTCTATTTCTTCTTTTTGAGTAGAAACAAGAACAGTTAAATACTCAATAGGATCGTCAGGTTCTTTTTTTGTAGGAAACTGTAAAATCATGAGTTCTCCTTTATCTACCACTTACAACGATCAGCCCAATAAGCCGCTGACATTTTTCCTTTGGCTATGTTTTTACCGTGTCGAGCCTTAAAAGACTTACGTTTAGCCTTCATTTTGTCTGACTCTCCGTCCTTTGGTTTTCCAGCAGTTTTCGCTCCTTGCTCACCAAATCTAATAGTTTTAACCTTGTCTCCTTCTTTCGCCACAACCACATGACTTTTCTTCGGGTGATTTGGTGTACGTTTGCATTGGTTATAGCGACTTACTCCTGCTCTGGCTAGTTTAGGGTCTTTTTTGGCTGGCATTAGGGAGTACCTGTTCTCGTAGGAGCCGTAGGAGG